CCCCGATCACTGTAAGAGTATTCCATTCTAATCCATCTGTTATAGCATCATTAAACTTAGGCCATGGTGTTTGTATAGATTTCTCTTCACCACTTTGCCTAGCAAGCATATATTTCAGTGCATCATTAAATGCCTGATATTGTCCGTCCCATGCTGGTTTAATCTTACTCATACCACTTTCTCTTTAAAATGATCTTCATCTTCCATTTGTACACCATCACGAACCATGTCACAATAATCAGCTAATTCAGAGTGTTTTACTTTATATTTGTCTGTTTTACATATAAAGTATTGACTTGTTTTCATATACATATAATCTTTTGATTTATATTCATTAAGATACATGACTGTTGCTTGTGCAACTTCATCCCATGTATAATCATAAGTATCAAAAAACCATCTAAATGCATTTTCTAATGTTTTAATATTTTGTCTACCTGGTTTACCACTTGGTAATTTACCTGCAGGCCATGCTTCTCTATATATATTAAGCATTTCTACATATCCTTTACCTAGTAATTGTGTAGTAGTTCTCTTTTTAGAGACTTTAAAGTATTGATTATATTTAACACACATACTTTTACCTTTTGGTGTCAATGAATACATTGGCCCCTCTTTATATATTACCAAACCTAATTTAATTAATGTTCCTATATCCTCTTGTTTATATGTAATAGGAAAAGAGATTTTATTCTTAATCC